CAAAGGGAGGGCGGCATACAATGCAAAAAATAATGCAAACCTTAAAGCACCTGCTCCAAACCCTAAAACAAAAGCTGACGAAGGTCGTAAAAAGTCTTTTTGTGCGAGGATGAGCGGAATGCCTGGGCCGATGAAAGATGAAAAGGGAAGGCCCACCCGAAAAGCAGCATCTCTTAAAAATTGGAATTGTTAACTAAAAGGAATTAATCATGTCAAACGGAAAATCAATTGGCGTAGCATATGCCGACCCACTATTTGAAAGCCTCGATGTTTCGGGCGCTGTCAACTTAACTGGCGGTGATTTTAATATCACTACAACATCAACAAGCACCAACGGCTCGACTAGCGTTGAGCCAGTATTAGTTAGCACAACAATGACCGGCACCGGTGGCGTTGGTGGTCGTGCTAAATTTTTAACAACCATCAACTCAGTTCTTGGTAGCTATTCAAACGCGCTTAAAGGTGAAGTTGTATATGGAACCTCTGGCCGCACTACTGGCTTGGGTTCTGCCGTTTTAGCTGAAATGACGCTATCGGCTGGAACATCTGCTGGTAACTATGCTCCAGTTGAAATTGAATTAAATTGCGCATCTGGTGCGTCTACTGGAACAACAACTGCCCTAATTTATGCCAGCGTTAATGGCACAGGCGCTGCAACCGTAGACACTAATGGTTACTTATTGAATCTAGCTGGTGTAACCGTGGCAGGCGCTAAATTGGCTGCTACAGGCACAATTACCAATGTCAACGAAATTACGCATGGTTTGCGAGTCAAAATCGCTGGTAGTGACTATTACCTATTAGCTGCAACTGCCGCTAACTTTAATGCATAGTGATTACTAAAGACTATTTACTACAGTTGAGGCAGGCATCCGTACTAGAACTTCAAGCGGCTCTAGAGCGGGTGCAGCAACAACGAGGCGCAATTGCGATTATTGATGCCTTACTGGTAGAAATTGATAAGGAAAAAGACAATGGCAGCTAAACCTGGCTTGTACTCAAATATCCATGCAAAAAAGGAGAGGATCGAGCGCCAAAAGGCTGCTGGAAAGACTCCTGAGAAGATGCGCAGCCCAGGCACCAAGGGTGCGCCAACTGCTAAAGCGTTTAAAGAGTCGGCTAAAACTGCTAAGAAAAAGTAATGCCTCTTATTAAAGACATTGGCAAAAAAGCATTCCAAAAGAATGTAAAAGAATCCATTGCATCTGGTAAGCCAGTTAAGCAGGCCGTGGCAATTGCGTATTCGGTTAAGCGTGAGGCTGCAAGCAAAAAGAAGAAGAAATAATGGCCAGGTTGTCTGACATATTCGACCCCAATGTAGAGAGGCTGTCTATTTTGCCCCGTCCGCGGGGTAGTTTGCCATCTGAGGGGCGCGGTTCTGTTATGAGCCCGCCGGTGGATTACAAGGATTGGATTGCGCCACAGTTCTTAGTAGATATAGTTAAGGCCTTTGAAACACCAAGAAGGGCAGCGCAAGGCGAGGAAATCACTCCGCAAGAGGCATTAAACCTTGGACTCAATGTAGCCGGTGGTGGATTCGCTGCAAGCAGCGGGGCTCCGGCAAATGCGTTGGGTATGTTTATTGGCCCTAAATCGTCTGCCTGGAATAAGCCCGCATACGAAAGAGCCATTGAGATGGAAAAGGCTGGGGCGCGACCCTCTGACATTTGGCGCGAAACTATGACGGCCCGTGGCTTAGATAAGAAATGGCGGCAAGAGATACCTGATAATGCAGCCGTTTTGGATATGTCTAAAATTCCGCAATCACCAACCAGAATAGATGTTGCAAACCATTTTTTGGTTCAACGCGGAATTGTTCCAAAAGAAAAGGCGGGTTTTGTTGGCGTAGGATCAAGCGAAACTTTAGTACCGGCTGCAGCCCAAAAAGAAGCATTGGATTATGCCGATAACTTTTTAGCAACCTTTGAACCGCAATCGCAAAAGTTGACTGCTGCATTTAAACATAATGCGTTGGAACAGGCTTATCCAGATTTAATTAATAAATTAAGAGTTGGGCAAGAGATGCGCCCAGACATCCGTGGAACTTATCAGGAAAAAAGGGATTTAGTTACTACAGGTGGCGCTACCTATACTGGCCAAACTGCAGAACAACAAGCTAATGCAGCTAGATCAACCTTATTACATGAAATTCAACACGCTATCCAAAAGACAGAAAACTTTGGGCGCGGTGGCAGCCCAGAGTCTGCAAAACTAATAGCCAAGGCACAAATTAAATCTGAATTAGCGCCGTTAGCCACCCCATTTGCTATAAACCGTAAATACTGGGACGAATATGGCGCAGCTGCTAGGTCGGAGTATATGGTTCGATTGGGTGACATTGCGACACGGGATAACATCAAACCAAGAACTATTTATAGCCTATCAGATTGGTATAAGTACGGTAACGATTACCGCCGTGAAGCTGGACCACAACCTAAAAAGCCAGGAAAGGCCAGAGACCAATGGTTTAGGGGCGCGGCTCAATACATTCAAGACCGTAGCATTTCTTCTGATGCCAAATACCAAAACTTGCCTTACAACAACCTGCGGGACGCTAAAAACGCCCAAAAACGCGCTATGACGCAGATCAAAAAGACCGATGAGGCTGCACAACAATTTCAAGAGTTGGGTGCAAAACAGAAAAGATTTGATGAATTATCCGATACAGAGGCTTATAGACGGCTGGCTGGTGAGGCCGAGTCCAGGCTGACACAGGTAAGAGAAAAGCTGACAATGGATGAGCGCAGGGCCAACTTTCCATTTAATGAACAATATGAAAAAACAATGTTTGCGTCACCCACCAACAAGGGCACCAAAACAGTCATAAATCCTTATGGATTGGATGTGCCAGCAAAAGAAACCGTTGCGTATACCGATTTTAGTGACCCATTAGCAATGTTTTTAAGAGGCAAACAAACCCAAGACCCATTACAAATGATTATTGGACTTCCAAAGAGTCGATAATTTGACCGGTCTTAGCCATGATCAAGTCCATCGTACGATTTAAGACTGCGAGTTGTTGCTCTCCAGAGAGTATCTCAAACTCTAAAGAATAGATAATCTCTTGTTCAGTAGATAAGTAAAGCAGTAAATCATTCATTTTTGACCCTTTCTTAAAGCAATATGTTTTTGTAGGATATGCCAAAACTCTGATTTAATGATTTTCATAACTTCTCCATAAAAGTAAACAGTTTACAGCATAAGATTAACACAAACAACAAGAAACGATTTATTATTTAGATACTGGAACTTATTGATTGAGTTAATCACTATGGCCGCACCGATAGGAAATTCTAATGCCGTAAAGGGCAAGATGTTTTATGACAGGCTCCGAAAGGTGCTGACTCAAGAACCTCATAAACTGGAAAACATCGTTAAGCAGCTGATCACACAAGCTGAACAGGGCGAGGCCTGGGCGGTGAAAGAGGTCATTGACCGGCTTGATGGTAAGGCCGTGCAGACTAACCAAGTAGAGAACTCCGATGGAACTCCGCTGCTTGCTGGTATTCAAGTAATGTTTGTAAAACCACAAGATGCTTGAAATAGCAGAGCAAACAGTAGCTAACGCTGAATTTCCTGTAAAGCTGGCTTTTCTGTTTGAGCCCAAAAGATACAAGATTCTGTATGGTGGGCGCGGTGGCGCTAAGTCTTGGGGAGTTGCCAGGGCGTTACTAATTAAGGCAGCAAAAGACCCCATCCGCATCCTTTGCGCCCGTGAGTTTCAGGTCTCTATCAAAGATTCTGTACACAAATTACTGACAGACCAGATTGACAGTCTAGGTCTAGAGTCTTTCTACGAGGTTACCCAGACCAGCATCAAGGGTAAGAATGGGTCCGAGTTCTTCTTTATTGGCCTTAAAAACAACATTACCAATGTCAAATCCTTTGAAGGTGTCAACATTTGCTGGGTAGAGGAGGCGCAGACTGTTTCTAAAACCAGTTGGAATGTTTTGATACCTACTATTCGTGCGGACAACTCCGAGATATGGATTACCTTTAATCCGGAACTAGAGACCGATGACACCTACCAGCGCTTTGTGGTGTCTCCACCGACTAATGCGATAGTCCAAAAGATTACCTGGCGCGATAACCCATGGTTTCCCCAGACGCTGCGGGAGGAGAAGGACAACCTTCAGATGCGGGACATCGAGGCCTACAACACCGTCTGGGAAGGCATTTGCCGTAAGACCGTGGATGGTGCGGTATTCGGTAACGAGATAACCCTTGCTGACCTAGAGCAGCGCATTACCCGCGTTCCATACGATCCTGTTAAGCCAGTTCATGCAGTCTTTGACCTTGGCTGGTCCGATAATACGGCCATTTGGTTTGTGCAGTTCATTGGGTTTGAGATCAGATTAGTGCGATATATTGAGGACAATCAAAAGACTATGTCCTATTACATGGCGGAGATGCAAAAGTTTGGGTATCACTATGACACCATATGGCTGCCGCATGATGCTGAGAACTCAACTCTGGCAGCTGCTGGGCGTTCGATTGCCGACATAGTCAGGGCAGCCGGTTACAAAGTACAGATTGTGCCAAGAACCCCAATTGCGGACTCTATCAATGCAGCCAGAACAATATTCAACAAGTGTTATTTTGATAGAGAAAATTGCCATCAAGGATTACAATGTTTAAGACATTACCGATATGATGTGGACCCAGATACTAAGCAATTTAGCAAAACGCCCTTACACGACATATATTCGCACGGGGCCGATGCCTTTAAATATCTGGGATTAGTAGTGAATGAGCCGCGTAAATCGGTAGCTAAACGAGCCGTGCAACAACCGGCTGGATCATGGATGGGATGACTATGGCAAACGATCAGCGTATACAAGACGCTCAGAAATTCTTGAGATTTGCAAATGATGCGGACTCTTACAACCGCCAGGATGCCCTGGATGACCTTAAATTTTCTTCCGGTGACCAATGGCCAGTTGAGGTGCAGAACTCTAGAAACTTAGAGGCTAGACCTTGCTTAACCATTAACAAGTTGGATGGCTTTATCCGCCAGGTCTGTAACCAGCAGCGCCAAGCAAGACCCCGCATGAAAGCGCATTCGATGAACTCGGCAGCTAATGCCAAGGTCGCTGACATCCTGACGGGCATCTTTAAGCACATTGAGGTCAACTCGGACGCAGACACCGCTTACGATACGGCCTTTGAGTTTGCGGTCCGCATGGGCTGGGGTTACTGGCGGGTTGTTACTGACTATGTGCGTGAGGACTCGTTTGACCAAGAAATCTACATTAAACCGATTGTTAACCCATTTACTGTTTACATGGACCCCAATAGTCAGATGCCAGACGGCTCGGACGCAGAGTCTTGCCTGATTACTGAGGTAATGAGTAAGAAGGAATTTAAGGCCCAATACCCTAACGCAGACGATGGCGGTAACTTTAATATGCGCGGGACCGGTGATGCGGACTCGGATTGGGTTATGAAAGATGACATTCGGATTGCTGAATGGTGGTACACCGAGCGCAAAAAGACTAAATTGCTCATGCTTTCCGATGGTACGCAAGTTTATAAAGATGAGGCACCCAGCGCAGAAATGATGATGGCAGCCGGCATTGAAGTGGTGGCCGAGCGTGAAACAATGCGCAAGACCATTAAATGGGCAAAGTTAACTGGCTTAGAAATTCTGGAAGAATCAACCTGGATTGGTAAGCATATCCCAATAGTCCCCGTTTATGGCCAGCAGCTGACGATTGACGATAAGCGCAAGAAGTACGGTATTGTGCGCATGGCTAAAGACCCGCAGCGGATGTACAACTACTGGCGTACCGCTCTGACCGAGTCGGTGGCTCTTGCACCCAAGGCTAAATGGCTATTGGCAGAGGGCCAAGACGAAGGCCATGAGAATGAATGGAACCTGGCCAACATCAAAGCCACACCGGTATTGCGTTACAAGCAAAAGGACATTGAAGGCCAACCCGCGCCCGTACCTACACGATTGCAACCTGAACCACCCGCAGCCGGCATCATCGAGGCTACAAGTGCAATTAACAACGACTTGCAAACCGTAGTTGGAATATTTGACCCAAATATGATGTCTCAAGGCAATCAATCTGGTAAGGCTATTCGTGGCCAGCAGTTGCAGATTGATATGTCGAACTTCCATTATTACGACAATCTGACGCGGTCCCTTAAACATACTGGGCGGATCATCCTAGACCTAATCCCTAAGATTTACGATAAAGAGCGGGTCATGCGGATCATTGGCTACGATAACCAGCCCGAAATGGTCACGATTAACCAACGGGCCGTGGACGAATCAGGCGCTGAAAAGATACTTAATGATGTAACCGTGGGCGAATACGATGTGTATATGGATACTGGCCCTGGCTACCAATCTAAGCGCCAGGAGGCCGTGGAGTCGATGATTCCATTAATCCAATCTAACCCTGAACTATTCCAAGCTGCCGGTGACCTAATATTCCGCAACATGGACTTCCCAGGCGCAGATGTGATTGCTGACCGCCTAGCTGCGATGAACCCATTGGCCCAAATTGACGAAAAGGCAGACATTCCGCCACAAGTCCAAATGCAGTTGATGGCCAGCCAAAAAATGGTTGCCGATATGCAGCAACAGATTGCGGCCTTGACTATGAACTTGCAGCACCAGACCGATGTGCAAAAGTTGAAAGAAGAAGGCCAGACTAAGCGCAAATTGATGGATGTAACCTCCAGAGCGTATAACACCGAGACCATCAACGAGGCTAAAGTTAACCAGACCAACATGAAGTCGATTACCGACCAGAATCGGACTGAGTTAGACGCTATTACCAAACTGTTACTCAAGGGCATGGACTCACGCGCATTGCAGCAAGAAATGAACCGTAGAGATGCCGAACAAGGTCAAGTGGCCTCGTTTGCTGAGAGCGAAGTCAACATGAATGAGTCACCATTCTTGCAGCAGGAGATGGCGATTGCCCAGGAACCAATGACTAACCCCGCAATGGATGACCAAATGATGGCGCAGTTGGCTGCACAACAGATGCAACCGTTAGAACAACCGGCCATCCCTGGCGTACCAATGGGACCTCGTTGACAACTATTGAAAAACAGTTTCTAATAGATTTAACCTACCGATGGGTTCATCGGGTTTATTCTTGGAGTTAATCCATGTCCGATGCAGAAGTAGCACAGGAACCGGTAAGGAAACAAGCTGGTAACTTAGTAACAAGTGAGAATTTAGCTGAGTTTCATGCACAAAAACTTGGTTTAGCCAGTCAGGAAACTCCAACTGAGGCCGCGGATGCGGAGCCGGTTGTTGAGCAAGACCGGAGTGAGCCAGAGGCAGAGACAGAGGCTGTAGCAGGTGAAAAGAAGCACAACCCGAAACTTGAAAAGCGGTTTTCGGAACTGACCAAGCAGCGCGAAGCAGCCCGCCAAGATGCGGACCGTGAGCGTAGTGCTCGTGAGGCTCTTGAGGCGCGATTGAGGGACATGGAGGCAAAGATTAATCCGCCGAAATCGGATGAACCTGACCCCAAACCAAACCCATCGCAATTCAATGATGCTCTTGAGTATGCTGAGGCTCTGGCCGAGTGGACTACTGATCGAAAGATGCGGGAGCGGGATCAAGCAGAACTTGCTCGTAAGGTTGAGGAGGAACAGTCGCGGATGCGGCAAAAGTTCCAAGACCGACTAGATGTTGCGAAACAAGATATGCCGGATTATGAGGAAATGATTGCCTCAAGTGATGTCTCGGTTTCACAACCGGTCACCGATGCAATTATTGAGAGTGATGTAGGACCACAACTCCTATATTACTTAGCCGAAAATCCTGATTTTGCTCGTGAGTTAGCGGAGAAATCCATTACCTCACAACTCCGTGCCATCGGGCGTTTAGAGGCTAAATTTGAGAAATCAGAGCCAGCACCTAAACCGAGCGTAAGAGAACCTGTTGCGAAGAAGTCTAATGCTCCGGCACCGATTAACCCGCTGAAAGCCGGCGGCAACCCTAGCGATATAACGCTAGATGCTGACCGTAAGTTTCATGGCACCTACCAGCAATGGAAAGCTGCAAGGGCCTCTGGGAAGATTCGATGACGGGTAACTTTAAAATTAATTTGGAGAATTACCATGGCAAATAACTTGCTAACCATCTCCATGATCACCAACGAGGCGTTGATGGTCTTGGAAAACAGTTTGACCTTTACTGGTCGTGTTGACCGTAATTATGATGACCAGTTTGCGGTTGTCGGTGCAAAGATTGGTAACACAGTCAATGTCCGCCGTCCTGGCCGTTTCATAGGTACCACCGGACCGGCTTTAAATGTCGAGGACTTTAACGAGACCTCCTCACCAGTAACCCTCAGTACTCAGTTCCATGTGGACACACAATTTACGACTCAAGACTTGTCTTTGTCGTTAGATATGTTCTCGGACCGTGTACTAAAACCAGCTATTGCAGCAATTGCCAACAAAATTGACTTTGACGGCACCACAATGGCAGTCGATAACACCGCTAATACCGTTGGTACAGCTGGTGTAGTTCCATCTGACATCGCAACATTCTTGACCGCCCAGGCTTTCTTGGATGGTGAAGGCGCTCCCCGTGACGGTAAGCGTTCTTGCGTTGTTGACCCATTCACCGGCGCTAGTATTGTTGGCTCCTTAAAGGGTTTATTTAACCCCCAAGGTTCCATCGCTGGCCAGTATGAAAAGGGCATGATGGGGCGCGACACAATCGGTATGAACTGGTATATGGACCAAAACATCGTGTCCCATACTTATGGTTCATATTCGACTGCAACTTTGGCCACTAACACCTCGACCTTTACTGGTTCATTGACAACTGGCTGGGCTCAAACCTCGACTATCACCATTGCAGCCACAACCGCTGCCGCCCCATTAAATGTTGGCGACACGATTCAAATTGCTGGTGTATTCGCAGTCAACCCACAGAACCGTCAACCCTACGGTGGTAATGTATTGCGTAACTTTGTGGTTACTACTGCCGTTACCATTGGATCGGGCGGTTCAGCATCTGTAACTGTTTCCCCAGCGATTATTACTGCTGGTCAGTTCCAGAATGTGTCCGTACTGTCTACCTCGGCAACTGCAGTTGTCACACCGTTTAACAAAACTGGTATTGTCAGCCCGCAGAACTTGGTGTTCCATCGTAATGCGTTTACCCTGGCTACTGCCGACCTCCAATTGCCTGACGGCGTTCATTTTGCAGGCCGTGCAAGCGATAAGGACAACGGATTGTCGATTCGTGTGGTGCGTCAATACACCATTAACAACGACTCCATCCCAACCCGTTTAGATGTCTTATACGGCTGGGCTCCGCTTTACCCTGAACTCGCCTGCCGCGTTGCAGCTTAATAGGAAAGGAACCTTATCATGCCAAATCCAGGACCAGCAAGTAGCACTACCAACCACCCGTCAAATCTAGCGACCAATCAGGCTTTACGCCTGTTGGCCTCGGCTCAAGCGGTGAATCTCAATGCAGTAGGCGACACCGTTGCCAAACTACTAAACGATTCGGGTTTTGTGAGTGTTCAATCCATCATCGTGGCCAACGCCTCAATTGACCTTACCACCGCGCAACTGGCCGTTTATACCGGCCCTGGCGCGACTGGCACGGCAATCAAATCTGCCTATGCTCTGACTGGTAACTCTACCAGCGCAAAAGTAGTGGTTACGGCTGCAACTTCAACTGATGCAATTGATGTGTCGGAACTTTATATCCGTTGCACAACGGCTCAAGGCGCAGCTGCCACGGCCAATGTGTTTATTTATGGGTATGACTTAACATTCCTTTCTTAATTGGAATGAGAATGTGACTAAAGGCCGCCCTTAAAAGGGGTGGCCTTTTTTTGTTTTTATGGTGTAAAAACCTAAAAACATAGGATAATTTAAACATCTCTATTACGAGGCTAATCATGGATTCTTTAAAAATTCTCTCTCCAACTTTTCGGTTGGACCTTACAACAGCTGCATCATCTGCTCTGCAACTAATCCCAGATACGCCAACCATAGCATTTCGCGTGGCAATACTTAATACTGGAACTGGTACCGCAGCCATTACTTTTGGCACAACCTCTACCAATATGGCTACGCCAGCGATTGCATCATCGGGTAACGGCGGAGCGTATATTCTTGCGCCTAGTATGTTTTTGCCTGTCATCATTGATTGCCCAAGGCCCAACTTTTTTATTAAAGCCATTTCGTCAGGCACAAACTCGCTCTATTTGACATTAGTAGCCAACGAATAAGGGATTTACCATGTCCAACGAAACCGCAAAGACTATAACAACCAATATAGTGCCGGTCCAAGGGACTTTTGAGCCCTTACCGCCGTATGATTGCATCAACCTAATTGGACCTGCTGGAACACCGTTTTATGCTCCTGTTGACCCCAATTTGGATGGGGTTAGCATTACTAATAGCACGATTAATAGCACTACGATTGGGGCTACAACGCCATCAACCGCGGCCTTTACAACCGCAACGATGAGCAATCAACCAATTGGCAACCTAGATTTATGTAACAAAACCTATGTTGATGCGGCTATTGTTGGCATTTCTTGGAAGCAACCCGTTAGAGCAGCTACCACGGCAAACATTACCCTATCGGGCGCACAAACCATAGACACGGTGTCGGTTGTTGCGGGTGATCGAGTATTAGTTAAGGATCAAAGTACCCAGGCAAACAACGGTATTTATATCGTTGGAACGCCGTGGACACGCTCACCTGACGCAGATATTTGGGACGAATTAGTCTCGGCAATGGTGTTTGTTGAGTCTGGCGGTCAAGCCGGTGCTGCCTTTTATTGCCCAGTACAGCCTGGCGGAACTCTTGGTGTAACGGCAATTACTTGGTCAAACTTTAGCGTTGCCGGAACTTACTATGCTGGCACAGGACTGTCTTTAGCAGGCAATACATTTAGCATTACTAATACTGGCGTTTCAGCTGCAACTTATGGTTCAGCAAGTACGGTTCCAACAATCATTGTTAACGCCCAAGGCCAAATTACTAGCGCAAGCAATACAAGCATTGCTATAGCAGGCTCGGCTATCACCTCTGGAACTATTGATTCTGCCCGCATTTCGGGTTCTTACACCGGCATTACTGCGGTTGGAACTCTGTCTGGCCTAACGGTCAGCAGCACAATTACTGGATCAATTTCGGGTAATGCAGCAACCGCAACTACTGCAACGACTGCGACCACGGCCACAACGGCCACCAATCTTGCAGGCGGAGCAACTGGCTCAATTCCTTACCAAAGTGGCGCAGGGACTACAACATTTTTG